AATTAAATTTTATACTTGTTTTATTATATTGTATATTATATATATTATATATACTATTATATTATATTATATAATATTAATATTAATAAAATAGACTTATAATTTAATAATTTAATATATAATTAAGTATTATAAGTATTATAATTATAATTATAATTTATTACAAAATATAATAATAAAAGATTAGCTATAAATATAAATGTCATACGATTCACCGGTAAATATAGACAGTAATGTTCAAACACCGTGCCAGGGGTTGTGTTCGCTGTCTTTCAAATATTCAGACACGCTGTGCAATGCGAATAAAATAACAGACGACAGTGGATTTCAGGCTATTGTGGCATCATATGAGCCCAATTCGGAAACGGTTGTAACCTATAAAGGAATTGTTTACCGCCCAATCGCGTTGGTGATATACAATAAATCGTTGCATAAATACGACGGAGCACAAACCGACGGCGAACTTCACGTATATCATACCGGGACAGGAGGAGAAGGTGCCGGAAAAACGCTTATAATATCGATTCCAATTCAGGAGGGTGATTCCTCCGCCACAATCGGGTCGCAAACAATTGACACCATATTAAAATCAATGCCCACTTCGTCAATAACAAAGGATTCGTCCAGTTCGCCTCCCACTACGATTACGTTTAAAAATGATGTTAAAACCTATAATTTAAAAACTATCGTGCCTTCAAAAACACCGTTTTACGCGTATGTTGGAAATGCACCTTACTCGACCAACAGCGCAACCATCAATTATGTTGTATTTCCTCGTTCCGCATCATTATACGTATCTCAGTCAGCCATGAACAATTTTAAAGCGATTGTAAAACCGGTAGTGCCTCCCATATCCGGCCAGCCATCAAACACGGTAACATACAATGGAACTGGTGCAAATAGCGGCGCGTCGGGCGCGGATGATAATCTCTACATCCAATGCAGTCCTGCCGGAGACGACGGGGTTATTTTATACAAGCAGGGTTTGTACAAGGATGGAAGCACTACCGGCGATTTTAAACAAGCGGAGATGGTGACCGGTGATTTGGCAGATGCAAACTTTCTCGAAAGCGACATTTTTATTCTCATCGTGCAATTTGTAATTGCGGCATTTTTGGCGTTCATTATCGTATACTTGGCATATATGCTTTACAAGGCATTTGCGGGTGGGACCAGCGCGCCTGCAGTTCCCGCCTCCAAAGCCGCATAACAATGACAATGACAATGAATATAAAAATAAAAATAATAATTTTATTTTTATTTTTATGGTATTTATTGTATGTATATGTATGTATGTATGTATCGTATGTAATGTATGTATCGTATGTATGTATGTATGTATGTATGTATGTATGTGTATTTTATTTAGAAGCACAGCAGTTCTGGTGCACAATGCTCGCGCTCTTGCCGATACCACCGTTGGTCTTGCGAACGTTGTAAAGACCGCGCTGTTTCAGCCACGCGAGTCCCAGAACGGCGTCCTGGGGTATACGGCATGAGTCCGTGGGTCCACCGCACTTGTATGACATGAGGACAGACGAGGGAACGCCAACAGTAGGAGGAAGACCGGGCAAACTGTTAAAGTGTGTAATTTGGTTGGATGATGACGCAATCATGCGACTCCGGCGGGATGAACTGAGAACCATTTTATTCGGTAATTGTAGTTTGTATTGTGTTTATATGCTACATATAGAAAATTATTTTTTTTAATAAATATAATAAAAATTGATTAGTGAGTATACGAAATCAATTCACACCAATAGAATCATTAGAATCAAGGAATCAAGAATCATTTCAAAACAATTGCAAAGAATCATGTCCGAATCACAAAAGCTGTCTATCGAAGAGAATATGGAAGCGGATGATTACGAAAATAATGACAGATCCACAAAAAATATTCTAAATGACGATGACATTGTTCCCAATGGGGACGGGTTATTGTTCAACCCGTACAATTCGCTAAATCGCGAAATAACATCTCAGGATGTCGTAGGCCTACTTGAACGATACGGGGTTCCAACTCGAATGCTTAATGTAGACAATTTGGCGCTTTACAAGCGTGCGTTTGTGCATCGCTCTTATACTCGGCGCCCACAACTTGAAAATACGGCACTTAATATCACGCTCGCCGAGTGCCCAGAAGATTGTATGCCGCTAAAACAGAAATCCAATGAGCGTCTGGAATTCGTAGGTGACGGTATTTTGGAGGCGGTGACTAAATTCTACCTGTATCGCCGTTTCCCGAAAGAAAATGAAGGGTTCATGACAGAAAAGAAAATTGCCATCGTGAAAAACGAGACAATCGGTCGTCTGGCGCTCGAAATGGGTCTCAATAAATGGTTCATCATTTCGAAACATTCCGAAGAAAAAAAGACGCGCATCAATCTGAAAAAGCTGGGGTGTTTATTTGAAGCCTTTCTTGGCGCACTCTTCCTTGACTACAATAAGGTGCAACTCAAGGACGAAGAACGCTGGTTCGAAAACTTATTTGTAACAGGACCTGGGTTTCAGATCGCGCAAGTGTTTGTGGAGAATGTGTTTGAAAAACACATTGACTGGATAAAGTTGGTAAAGGACGATGACAATTTCAAGAACATATTACAGGTGCGAATTCAAAAGGAATTCAAAACGACACCGGACTACGTCGAGCTCGGCCGCGACCTGGAAACGGGATACACGATGGGTCTGTTCTTGTGTGTTGGACAGGAAATTTACGAAACGCGTGTTCAAAACGCGCTGGAATTCATGGGTGAAGAAATCGGCGGCACATTTGAAGGTGTTCATGCAGCATCTGAAGCTCGTGGTGGAAAATGTCTGGTTCATTTCACAACATGCTGCCACCGCATAAAAAAGAAGGCGGAACAACAAGCATGCGAGCTGGCACTAAAGATGCTTTCGTCATAGGGAGGGGATTCGTTTCACGTATACAATTTTACAGATGTCTCTTCCCCGGTCACGCGCTTAATAAATGTGTCGCCGTCCAATAATTCCTTCAAATTGTCCATGTGCTTGTCCCGATGCCGGAACAAGAAATTTACGATAGCCGACATCGGGAGCTGCTTATCTTTGATCGCTGCGTAAAACGTCTTGAATGCATCCGCGGTATCTTCCGCCGTGGCGTAGTGCTTGGCACCAAGCATGTCGCGAAACAACTTTTCAATTTCCGTCTTGCTGGGATAATTCAGTTCTACTATCAAGTCAGTGCGTCCTTGCCGAAGCAGTGCATGGTCCAGCTTTTCGGGATGATTCGTAGTGATGAACACAATGAGACCGTGCTTGAAGAGCACTCCATCCAGAATATTGAGAAGGTTGCTGAATGTAAAACTCGGCGTTTCTACTGATGCGCGCTTCTCAAACAAACAGTCGATGTCTTCAAGAAGCAACACGGTCTTTGGATCTATGTTTCGAAATGAATTCTGGATGGTTGCGTTGTCCATATCTCGGCTGATGCTCATAATACCCAAATTGTAGTGGATCTCGTTGCATAGCGCTTTAATCAGGCTCGTCTTTCCGCTGCCAGGCACCCCTGTCAACAAGTATGTTTTTTTATAAGGAATGCCAAATGCATCGTATTCTGCTTCATTGCTCAGAAAAGCCGTAACGTCGTCCAGAATGCGCTGTTTCACGCGATCATCGATATAGACCGTATTTAGTCTGCGAACGGGGATGCGACTATACGTGTTCCATTCGCTGTATTTGTTGGTAACAGATATGCGCAACTTCTCGTCACTGGTGTTATCAATCTCGCTGGCCAGTTTGTAGAACTCTATAAACGAGTCGGGTGTCGGAGTTCGCACCAGCAGTCTGCGAAAATAGCTCATGCCATCACAACTCGTTGGTCTGGGACTTTTCTCTTCGCGGTAGTCAATCTGAAATGCGTGCTTTTCATTCTTGGCGTCTGTGAAAATAAAATCATATTCCCCACATCCGATGCTCATGAATAATGAGTTGAGCGGATCATACGGCGATGCAGGTGTCGGCTTTTCATGTTCTTTCATTTTTTCGCTGATTACACTCTTGACCGCATTGTAAGTTCGCAAATTAAAGTATTCGTGCATCTCCATTCGTGCCGGGATTGCATGGTCCGAACGCGTTTTTAACAGTGACGCATTTCGAAATAAATATATAAGCACTCGCGCCTGATAGAACTTGGGGATTTCGTGTTCAATTAGATTGGTTCGTGCATCTGTCATTTTGTCTTTGTATATAGTAGTATATAGTATATAGTATAGTAATGCGTGTAACGTAATCGTATATCGTTCGTTACATGCATTGTAATTAAAACTTTAAGTTAATTTTATTATTTTATTATTATATAGCTCACGAATCCGTATATATCAATATCAATTATCAACTATTAACTGATTAGACCAAGCGAATGAAATAAATCCGACGGTGACATCATCAAGTTCACATATTGAACCGCATCCTGAAACTTCAGGCCACGATTACCACCACCTACCCGAGCCTTTGTTTTCTCAGTTGCCGCATTTTCAGATGATGGTGCAGCAGTCAGAGCATCGGCAGCGCGACGGACCTTGTATATGTCATTATGCATGCGGAACATGTGCGGCCTCAGATGGTTACTGTAGTCATTAAGCGGCTGTTTCTTCGAGACAAAGCATTCAATATAGCTCGAATACAGAATCTTCGTAAATGACGAGATTCTATCGCGGAACTCTTTGAATTTGGTATCATCTTCGGGATACAGCTTCAAATGCGCAGTTATTTCGTGTGACCGACGCAGATTGCAATATTCATACAGCAGGCGTTTATCGGAATCGAGTGGCGTATGCTTTGCAGCCTCGTATGCAGGGTTTCGAAGTTTGAAACTCCATCCAGCGCCACCAGCCGCATTAACAACGACGCCCATCACGCGATAAGGAGTTGCGCCATTCGGATTAGCGTAACGGCTACGAACTCCTTGAAATGCGGGGTCTGATAAGCCACTGGTATAATCGCGCGGAATCTTCAACCCGATGCTCTTCCAGTCAATGGTGGAACGCGGGTGACGCGTTACAGTGAGCGTTGAATTGTCGATTGAATATATTGCAATCAAATACAGCTTCGGCTCTTGAATGTTGCATATCAGAGGATTTTCAGAATGCTGTAGCACCAAGCTGTAGCAAAATCGCTGGTCGAGTATGTCAAACTCGATTCCATTCTTCACACATGCATCCAGAAACAATTCGCGAAATGTATGTTTAGTAGGCGGCTGCGGCTGCGGCTGTGACTGTGACTGTATATTGGGCTCACCTTCATCCACTCCCACTACACTCTGGCTTACACTTGAACTTGAACTTTGTTGATTTGGTTTTGGGACAAAAATCCCGCCACCTGCAACACCCTTTGTGGATATTTCCCAACCGGACATGGCACAGCCTGCATCATTGGAACTGTTGTAAAAGAGGGTAATCATTGTGCCTTCCACAAATTCTTCTACTGAAGAAAATGCGGTAGTAAAATCAGAAACGGAGAGTGAATTGAGTGCCGTCATGTCTGCAACATCACTGCATGCAACCATCTTGGGTGGCGAAAATGCGACGACATTGCCTATATCGTTAATCACAACTGACCGATATAATCCACGACCTTGAATTGATGCATTGTCGGTTTCATTTTGTTCGTTTGAATGGTGTCGATTTTGTTGATAGGCAAGCTGTTGAACAACGGTCTGAGCGGCATAGAATGGTTGAAGCGGTGTTCGCGCATACTTTAAAACGCGATAAAACCCCGTGGGAGTTTTCCAACATTTCAACGTCATGCCAAGCGAAGCCAGTGTGGTTTTTAGAATCTCGTCGTCACCCGATTCAACGGTTTTTTTACGCAACAATCCAAACAGAGTCTGGATGTCGCCACTATAACATAATTTATAGTCGACTGTCGTCATCTTGTAAATTGGAAGGTTATTTGGTTGTTATCGTTAACTATATAAATACGATAAAAACCCTTTAATATGTTTAGATAATTTATAATAGAAACATATTATACTCTTTGCATAGCATAGCATAGCATTAGCATAGCATTAGCATAGCATTAGCATAGCATTAGCATCAGAATTTATGTCGGTATCAGCATTCAAACCGCAGAAGAATGCTCCGGTCATTATAAAGGAAGTAGAATTGAGAGAAACATACGCGCACATATTCAGAGAGAGTGTTACATTTGAAAAAATGCTAAAGGCAATGGGTGATATGAAGGCGGGATGCAAACTTGGAATATTATATGCAGACAGAACGCTGTATATCGATACACCTTCCATACTTCAAGGAGCGGTACGATGGCTCTATGGACAGACGAGAGATAACATAAAGCAATACATCACCGACGAAATAATGGGTTCGAATGGATTTATAGAGCTTCTTCAACAACTTCGTATCGCGTGTGAACAAGTAATTACTTGCTGCGCCGAACCCACAAGTGGAGTAATTCTCAGTAACGATATCCGTTTGGCATTTCGAAACATTTGTGCCGCAAACATTAATTTATTAATGCGCATCAGTCACGGTATAACCGTAATGGTTCTAACTTACGAAGACGATGATACTTCTGTATCCATGTGCAACTACTTGGAACACGTGCAGCGCGCTCTAAAAACGGAGCGCATTATGCTCGAAACATTAATTGTTAAATTTGCGAAATATATAAAATAAATATTTTTCTCACGTTACTATATACAAATATATACAAATATACAATTATATACATTACCAATATGAATTTCAACATAACAAAATATACAGGCGTTATGGCGTTTTACGCCGTGCTGACCTACATATTATTTCCCGCGTTTGCATATTTCTTTTTCGGGAAAACGTTAGAGTCGGTTGGTAACGGGTTCATACTCGGAAGCATTTTATCGGTTATTCTCTGGAAAGTTTATGGATTTGGATTGGTGAAAAATTAAAAATTAATTTGGCTTTTTGAGAATAAACAGATACTGATATTCGTTCATGCAATGCACCATATCTACTTCGCCACTCATTATAAATCCAGTTTCTTTTGCAATCTTAAGCACTTGCTTGTGAGATGGCATGCTGTATTTGTGGACGTTTTGACGCGTTTTACCAGACGTGTCGTCCGTAAACGTTTCTACCAGAACCCCGTCGTCATCCGTTTTCAGGTCAAAATTGGACTTGTATTGAAACGTCTCGAACTTGACGGACGTCTGCGTTATGCGCTCAGCAGCTGCGCTTTGCGGAGAAATCAAAAAGAATGGTTTACCTGCCGGAGCGATTGGGTCAAATTTTTTCCTGTCAACCAAATGAATCACGAGGTAACCACCTGGTGACAGCCAGTGATAACAATTATCAAAAAATTGGCGCTTATCTTGCATGTAATAAATGGTGAATGACAGACACGTTATTATTGTGAATTTTTCTGCCGGAAACAACATTTGATTCATGGCATCTCCCTCCATGAAGTCTCCATCAGGATACATTTTTTTGCTTGAATCCACCATCGCTTTTGACTTGTCCACACCAGATGCGGAATATCCTCTGTCGCGCATTTGGTTTACAAAGTGACCCCGTCCACTGCCAATGTCCAGCATGCGAGTTTCGTTGGGAACCAGGTCGGCTTCCTTTATGATGGACGCTATTTCATAATCCAACTTATTTGGTTGAAAAAACAACTCGTCGTATATTTCAGTATAAAATTCATCAAACACTTCATCACCCGTTTTGGTGACAAATTTTTTTGTTTGACCGTTTGCAAATGCTTCTAATTTAGAGGTCGACTTTGCATTGGGACCGAAATGCCGATTAAGCCACACCATTAAATATACCAATACCATCGTGGCAAACAGCAAATACCATTTCGTAGTTACACCCACCGACAGAATATTTTTCAGCGCATTCATTGTATGTTGGTAGTTGGTAGTTGGTGGTTGGTGGTCGGTGGTCGGTTGGTATAATTCCAATTATTAATTAATTATAATTAATTATAGATAGAGATATAATATATATTTTATATTTTATATTTTATATTACTATATTATTTTAATTATTCATTTTATTCGATTCAGTCAATGAAATGAATAATAGCGGTAAAATATTTTTATTTTAGTATATTTTTATTATAATTTACTTACCTACTTTACATTTTATGTCGGTTTCAAATTCGTTCGCAGAGATAGATGACATTCGCGAAGAACGAGAGTTTCGCGGTATAACATTTTCAAAATATAAACTTACCGACGTAACAAAGGCGTTGTTAAAGGCACTTTCAAACTCAAGAATAGAACCGGCATGTAACTGGTCCGCCGAGCTTATATGTGCCGGAAAATATGTCGAACTTTGGGAAACTATATTTACATTTGTTGGTAAATACGTGCATCTGGCAAATCCTCGATTGCCAACATACATTGACTTGCGATATAGCGCCTTTAAAACGATTGTTTCCAACGGGTATGGTGGCAATGAACTTCGATTGAGAAATAACCCCAAATTGAGGTCTCTTTTTGCCGAAGTGGTTGCGGTTTTATGTTACTCTAATAAATTGCACCAATATGAAAGCATAAAAATAGTCAAGGCTGAGGAATATGATGTAACAGCAATGACCGAAAAACTAAAGGCACCGCATGTGAAATACTTAGACGACATTTTCATTAAAGGCGACCCGCCCGAATTATTTATTGCACTTAACGAGCTGGCGTTTCATCTATCGGATGAAGCCGGTAGCAGCGCGCATTTTGCATGTTATTGGTTGGAATGGATTATGGAATTTCACACCATTTGCAAATCAAAAAAACAGATTTGTCGCTGTGAGCGGCGAGCGGCAGTTCCAGTTGACGATAAGCTACAGATGGACCCCATTTGGATTGTGTGGCAAATTATAACTATGAGGTCCGCTGCAATCGATAACACCCTTACCAAAAAAATAGTGGATTGTCTCTTTAAAATGTATTGCGTTCGATTCACATTGTCTGTAAAGAAAAAGCGACGCTATCTCATTTATTTTGCGGTATCTCTTCTCACACAACCGTATTCCAGCCAACAAGATATAATTATTCCCGATTATAAGGATAAAATATCCAATGTGGTTCAAAAAGTGAACGCAGTTTATCGCGAAATCAAAAAAAATGAAATTGCGCCAAAAACAAATTACCTGTTCCACAATACCGCTAAGGCGGACCTGGATAAAACCATCGCAAAATTGGATATGTTGAATTCAATGAACACGGTGATCCGGTCTGGCGGCGGTGGCGGTGGCGGTGGCGGCGGAGGCGGAGGAGACGATGCATGTGACACGACTACGCGATCGGTTTAGGCATACTTAGGCATACATA